GAGACGGGGATTGCTTTCTGGTTCCCGTCAGAATCAAAGCATGAATAGGCGACTGCTTCGGGCGATCTTTGCTACTATTCCGTGGAGGGCGAGTGTGGAAGTCTCTGGCTTTGCGCTTCTCTCGCTGGCTGCGTGGGAGGTGTACCATGTAGTCGGAATCGCGGCAGCGGGACTATCCCTGTTGTACCTCGGCACCTTTGGAGGGCGCCGGTGACCGCCATCGGAACCATGCTTGACCGGATCTCTGGTCGTAGGGCTTATCCGGCACAGATATCAGATACAGGCCAGAACGCCGGGATCGATCTTCTCTCATTGTTCAGTGAAGCGCTGGGAGCGAATACCGCAGCGGGAGTTCGCGTCAATCATGATGTGGCGCTCAAGCTCTCGGCGGTCTGGCGGGCGGTGTGGGTGATCACCATGTCGATTGCTACTCAGAAGGTGCGACTCGTCCGCCAGGTGGATGATGAGAAGGTCGATGTTATCGGCCGCCGGCGCTATAAGGTCTTCCGCCGGCCGAACCCCGAAGTCTCGAGCATGGTGTTCTGGGCCACGACGGTCGGCCATGAGGTGCTCACCGGCAACGCGTTCCTCTATGTGGTCACGGACGATAACCGGATCCCTGTTGAGTTCTGGCCAATCGAGCCGGAGCGGGTACAGGTAGGACGAGACAAGCGAACGCGGCGGAAGGTCTATCTCATCGATCACGAGGTGCCGCAGGCGGACTATTACGGCGGCAATGGGAACGTGGTTCACTTCATGGGATTGTCCCGCGATGGCCTGAGGGGCATGTCTCCGGTTGAGATGGGGGCGCAGAATATCGGGCTCTCGCTTGCGGCCGAGCAGTATTCCTCGGCGCTTCTGGGCAAGAGCTCAACCCCCGGGGGAATTCTCAGCACAGAGCAGGTACTGAGCCCCGAGGAGGCGGAAGCGGCAAGCGACCGTTGGAAGAAGTATCATCAGGGATCCCTGAACGCCGGCGAGGTTGCCGTCTTCGGGAAGGGCACGAAGTGGATGTCTACGAAGCTTTCTCCCGGCGATGCTCAGTTGATAGCGACTCGCGAGTTCCAGGTTGCGGACGTCGAGCGATGGTTCGGCGTTCCTCCTCACCTGATGATGGACGTGACGAAGACGACGTCATGGGGGCAGGGCATCTCGGAGCAGGGTGACGCGTTCGTGCGGTACACGCTGAACCCTCATACCAAGGTGTTCGAGGAGACGATCTCGGATGAGCTCCTGCCGGCGGGGGTCACGTTCGACTTCGACGCCTCGGCGCTCCTGCGGGGGAACTTCACCCAGCAGATCAACGCGGTAGGAGCTCTGATTCGGAGTGGCTTCGAGCCGCAGGCTGCACTGGCGGCAGTGGGTCTTGACCCGATCGAACATACAGGGAACCCACCTGTGGGGGCAGCGGCAATGGCCGATGATGGTGCGGCTCCGAACGATGGCGCACAAGCAGAGGGGTAAGCCTGTGGATCGTATTGCCCGACCTCCGATCGTCGCGTCGAATGAAGTGCGATGTTGGAACTGCCACAAGGTCTGGCTCTCTAGAGTTGGCCCTGGCACGGCATGGGTATGTCATCGTTGCGGAGCCCAGAACGTGGTCGTTTGACTACTCTCCTTAGGTGTATGTTATTCTCCCCATGACGGCCAGAGAGCTAGACTCCGCATAGAGGCCCGTGAGCCCCGCAGCCCAATACACGGTGCGGGGCGTTCTATTGGATCGGCTACAGACGTTCGGTCAGGTTCGTGCCATTGACGAGGCCAGTAAGCGGGTAACCGTGGTGGTCTCGACTGGTGATGTCGCTCGCGATGAGATGATCATCGACCAGGCGGGATGGCTCTTTGAGAACTATGATCGCAATCCCGTTGTGCTGTGGGGGCACAACGACAGAGAGATGCCCGTTGCCCGCGCGATCTCCTCAGAACGTGTGCGGACTTCTAACGAGCTNATAGAGACTCACGAGTTCGACGCCGAGGACGAGCGGGCCATGCTGCTGTTCAAGAAGATCNAGCGNGGATTCGTNAANGCGACCTCAGTTCGTTGGAACCCGATTAGCTGGGAATGGCGCAAGATCGACGGGCAAGAGTATCTCGTATTCACGAAGCAGGAACTTCTCGAGTCCTCGTATGTATCGATCCCGGCCGATCCGGGAGCGCTCATCGTAAGGGCTCAGGACATGGCCCCGCTTGACCGCGAGCAGTTCCGTCCGCATATCACTCCGCGCGAGTCGCCGTTGGAACGGCTCGCAGAGGCTCTCGAACCATTCAGGAACAAGGAGATTTAGAGGATGCCAGACGAACCGACGAACACAGATCCGATCGAGCGGATCTCAGAATCCCTGGCCGGCGCGCTCGAGCGTGTTAGCCAGACCATCAACGAGGGGCAGGAAGCGCAGACAGAGGCTCTGAGGTCTCTGCTGGATGAGCGCCTGCCGAAAACTCCCGACCCTGACGATGTGACGCCGGGCGAGCCGGCGGAATCGGACGAGCATCCAGGACGAGGCCCGGACCCGACCGACCGCATGCGGGACGCTTACACAGCCGGCCTCGGCGGAGTTCGACCGTATACGCGGGCGGACTTCGAGCTGGCGATGATGATCGTCGACGGGGCGAAGAAGCTTTCGCGTCGGCCGGTTGAACTGAAGATGCCAGAAGAGTTCATGAACGCGGCCCGCTGGCACATCTTCGAGCATCCGGATCTCCCGCCACCGCGGGTTTACGACGGTGGAGAGTATTCCAAGGCCCGTGCCATGGATGCCCAGGAGACCGGCTTCGGCCTTGAGCTGATCGGCGCGCAGTACGCCACGGAGATGTGGAACGCGGCCCGGAACAGGGACAACATCGTTGGATCCATTCCTGCCGTTCCGATGAGCCAGGCGACCAGGATCGTTCCGATCGACGGGGCGCTCCCCGAGATGCTGTTCGTCTCTGAGAACACCTCGGCGTCGAGCTCGGAATACACGACCAGTAAGACGGCCTCGAGCAACCTGACGCAGACGGCAAAGAAGTTCACGATCCATCAGATCTGGAGCGCCGAGCTCGAGGAAGATTCGGTGATCGACTTCGTGCCGTTCCTGCGGGACAAGCTCAACGAGTCGGCTACCCAGCATCTGGGCTCAGCCCTCTACAACGGGGACACGACTAACGCCGCGACCGGCAACATCAACTCGGATGATGCAGATCCGGATGACACGAAGCATTATCTCGCCTGGGACGGTATCCGGCATTACTGGCTGGTCACCACCACAGCGCAGGGCAAGGACATGGCAGCGGCCCTCGATCTGGCGGAGATCAACGTCGCTCGCGGCAAACTGAACGGCGCGGACGACGATATCGATGCTGCGGTTGGGAACATCAACTGGGGCGCGGACCCGCGAGCCCTCCGGCTTGTGATGGATTGGTCGACCTATATGGCGATGCTGGATGCCGATAAGGTGACCACCGTCGACAAGTACGGCGACAACGCAACGGTCCTGACCGGCGAGCTCGGCAACTACGCCGGTATCCCGATCATCAGCCCGTCCTATGCAACGAAGACCGAGGACGACGGCAAGGCGTCGACTACGGAGACCAACAACACCAAGGGCCAGATCACCCTGTTCAACCCGCGTGGTTTCCTGCAGGGCGTTCGCCGGGAGCAGCAGTTGTTCTTCGACCGGATTCCCGGCCGCGACCAGTTCCGGTTCGAGCTTTATACGCGTCGGGCGTTCAATCGCTGGGGCGCGAATGTTGCGAGCGGCATTTACGATATCACGGTCTGATAGGAGGCGGGTAGATGGCTAATTCAGGCAGGCCGCAAGTCGAGGACATCCACAGCCGGGGCGTTGAGCCCTGGGTCATACCGGACCCCGGTGACGGGGGAACGATCGATACTTTGAGGTCTGGGTATCTCGAGCTGACTACGGCCGGCGCGGAAACCCGAACGCTCGGGGATCCGACGTTCCGGGGGCAGGTCATCGACATCTTGTTCATCGTGGACGGTGGTGACTGTGTAGTTACCACCTCGAGTCCGATGAACCAGACTGGCAACAACACCATCACGTTCGCTGACGTGGGAGACCATCAGCGGCTGGTGGGTCATTACAACGCGACGGACGGCTGGGAGTGGCGCGAGATCGCAAACGATGGTGCGGCACTAAGTACCGTCTAATGGCGATAGGAGAAGGCTCATGAGTCGCGGTGTATTTGTCGAAAGCAACGTTTACGACGACAAGGTTCGGCAGGCGATTCTCGAGCAGACGTCGCGGAAGCGGTTGTATCGAACGCCTCATATAACGGTGCCGGGCTGCGCTCCCGGTGTGGCCTACGCCGATGGGGATGCTCTGGGGATCAAGTTCACGGTACCGGTTCCGGAGTTCGGGACGATCACGCAGACGAACCTGACGGACATGGACAAGGAGGCGCTGGCCGTGGCCCTCCTGTTCTTCGATGACGACTTCGACGGTGGGACCGATAACTCGGCGTTCGATATGACGGACGCTGACAAGGTGAAGTTTGTAGGGTTCATCACGGTATCGAACTTCCAGAGCCTTAGCGATAATGCCTTGGGGCAGAGTTCAACGATAATGGACTTTGTCGCACCGAAGCGGCGGCTGTACGTGCAGGCTGTGGCCAGGGGGGCGCAGAACCTGACGGCGAGTACGGACTACGGAGTGTCGTTCATCTACGAGGATCACAGTTAGTCATGGGCGCGGGACTTGCGGCACTGAGGCGCCGGCCGCAGATTAACGCATACTCCCGCGCGCTCACCGAGTCGGGCGACCTCGTAGACGACAAGTACCGCACGAAGGGCAACTCGCTCTACGCAGGGCAGTTCACTGCTGCGAACAGCGAGTATCTGAGCCATGCGGACAATGCGGACCTGAGCACAGGCGATATTGATTTCACTTTCTCTTTTTGGGCGTATTTTGATTCAGCGCCAGCCGCTGGTCAGTCGATGTGCCCTCTATCAAAATGGGGTACTTTTGGTGGTGGTAACGAACGTGAATACATTTTCGACTGGGATGAAGCCTCAGCCAAAATGCGTTTTGGGGTTTCGAATGACGGAACAGATGGTGGCGCCGATTATGCAACTGTAGCTGAGCCCTCTACTGGTCAGTGGTATTTTATAATCGGTTGGCACGATGCCACTGCCGATACGGTCAACATCCTCGTGAATAATGTCATATCAGCAAGTATCGCGCATACGGGAGGAGCAAGAGACGGCACCGGCGACTTCGACATTGGGCACAACGACAAGGGCGCGGCTCAGTGGATGGACGGTCGTATTGGCCCCGTAGGCTT